GTCTTCATAGTCGTCTTTCTCACCCGGTGGATTGAGTTTGGTGGACTCGGCCCGGAAGTGATCGATGCCTCGACCCATGCGCCGGCCGTCGATGGTGTGCATGTCTTTGGCCCAGTCAGGGATATTGGGCACCTTGTCTTCAAGCAGATTGGCGAGCCCGATTGCGATATGGAAGTGATCTCCCTCCCGGCTCTTTTTGGCCCTGGCCATCATCCGGACAGCGTTGCCGACGGCCATCCGTGTCTTTCCGATTTTTTCATGGTCGTACCATTCTTTGGCTTGCTGGCAGGAAGTGGCGACGAAAGGAACGATCCAGGGAGAAGCACTGGTGTCGATATCTTCGTGGGAGATGACTTGGAGCCGGTTGGTCACCATGGTAGTGAATGCCTTGCTAGTGTGAACCAGCTCGGATGCAAATTCCATGGCTTCGTTTTCCATGCCGCGCCGGATGCACTTTTGCATCGCGGATAACACCTGCATGGAGGGCAGTCCGTGAAGCGTCTTGGGTATCATTGTATTACCTCTGAATGTTGGTTGCTTGGGTAATTAAACTGTAATCTATGTATATGGAAATGTAAAGGCATATGCCAGGGTTTAATCATGCTAACTTGTTGTTATCATGAGTAATATAGATGCTCTATCGGGGCTGCTTGGAGAGTCTGTAAGAAGGATCCAATTGCTGGCGTCGGAGGGAATTATACCGAAGGCAACGCGATCTGGTTATGACGTTATTGCCTGTACCAGAGGATTTATTCAGTACCTGAAGGACAACAAGGATATTTGCAATGCAGAGGAGCTTGCGGATTTCTTCGGTGCAACGACCGCGGCTATTTACAAGTGGCAGAAACAGGGTATGCCGCGGATCAAACGCGGGAAGTACAGCAAGAAAGATTGTGCCAATTGGTTGATCAATAAATGGAGGGCCAGAGCAGAAGGCACAGAGAGAGCGGAACTTGATGATGAACGCCGGGAACTGGTTCGGCACCAGAAGCGAAAGGCAAAGGTCGAGGCTGATACGATGGAGCGCACAGCAATACCGTTTGAAGAAGTTCGAGTGGATTTCGAGAAGATTGGTGGAATGGTGGTCAGTGAAATTATGGCGCTACCCGGTCGAATGGCAGGCGAACTGGCTGCGTTGACAGATCCGGGTGAGGTCAGGCAGAAGCTGGCCACAGAAACGAGGTTACTCAGGAGACGGATAGCAGATGCAGCCGGGAAGTACGAGGCAGGAATCGATTAGGGTCTTCCGGCTGATCGTTGATGCGCCACCTGAACGGTTTCCGGATCAGTGGGCCAACGAGAACAGAGTATTGCCGGCCGGCTCGGCAGAACCAGGGCCGATGCGGATGTCCCGCACTCCTTACGTGGTGCCGATAGGTAGAGCCTTTTCAATACCGACCATGCGTCGGATCTCTTTCATGATGGCCCGCCAGATGGCGAAAACCAATGGTGTGATGTTCAACGTCATGGGTCAGCGCCTGGATGACGATCCTACCCCCATGCTCTATGTGGGGCCTACCCAGTCAAACATCGATGATGTGATCGAACCGAAGATAACAGAGATGTTGGAGAACTCCCCGACACTTTGGGAAAAGACAGCCAGGGGGCAGGAGAACAAGAAGCACGCAAAACGGGTGTCGGGTGTCTCGCTTCGTCTGGCATGGGCAGGATCATCAACCCAGTTGAAAGCGGATTCAGCCGGGCTCGGTTTCGTTGATGAGATTGACGGGATCGAGGCCGACATGAAGAAGCATGGCGAGGGCTCCACGGTCGATATGGTGGAGGCCATCACCTCGACGTTCCCGGAGGGTAAGGTCGGGCTCACCAGTACGCCGACCGAGGGGTATGTAGAAACCTGCGTCGACGAAAGAACCGGAATAGAGCATTGGGCGCCATCGGATACCGTCACATCGGCAATCTGGAAGCATTGGCAGGAAGGCTCCCGGCATGAATGGGCTTGGCCCTGTCCGCACTGTCTCGAGTACTTCGTCCCAAGGTTCAAGCTGCTGATCTGGCCGGATGGAGCTAACCCGGTGGAGGCTGAGGATGAGGCCGGCGTTACCTGTTCAAAGTGCGGCAGTCTGGTCAACGAGATGTCACGTACATGGATGAACGACCGTGGCGTCATGGTCTCCCCTGGTCAACAGCCACTTGCTTATGATTCGGCGAACGGGTCATTCTCAGAAGGCGGTACCGGGGTGACGCTGATCGATCACGCCGACAATGGAAAGAAGCTCCAGCTCGCCTGGGGTGACTTCCATCTCCCGGGCTGGTCCCGGGGCGCGGCCAGCTTCTGGGTGTCGGGTCTTGCGACGTTCTCCGCGAAGAAAACCTGGGGATTCATCGCTGGCAAGTTCCTACGAGCCGTCCGTTCCCTGGAGCATGAGCGCTTGCAAGGAGTCTACAACACCGATCTGGGTGAACTGTATCGGGTCTCTGGTGAGGCGCCAAAATGGGACACAGTTCTTGCGTGTACCGGCGTGTACACGATCGGCATGATCCCGGAAGACATCAAAACGATAACGGCCGGCGTGGACGTGCAGAAGAACCGACTGGTCTACGCGGTCAGGGGTTGGGCCGATGGTTTCACAAGCTACCTGATCGAACATGGGGAACTCTGGGGCGACACTGATCAGCCGATGGTGTGGACGCTGCTCTCCGATTTACTGCACAAGGACTTCGATGGGCTGCCCATTTCCAAGATGTCAGTGGACTCGGGTTATAGGCGTGATGAGGTCTACCATTTTTGCCGTATGAATAAGCCCATAGCCGTTCCTACGAAAGGCCATGACCGCCTGGACAAGCCCTACTACGCTTCCCTGGTGGATGTGAACTTCAGGGGCAAAGTGATCAAGAACGGGCTCCAGCTGTGGCACGTTGACTCGGATGTGATGAAGTCCTGGGTGCATGCCCGCATCGACTGGCCAAAGGATCAGGATGGCGTCTGGCTCCTCCCGTCCGACATCGACGAGGATTACTGCAAACAGATCATCGCAGAGCAGCGCGTCGTCAAACCATCGGGGCAGGTCACCTGGGTTCAGGTCTCAAAGGACAATCACTTTCTGGATGCCGAGGCGCTGGCCTATCTTGCTGTCCGGATCGGGGGGATATCGAAACGCAATCGGAGGGGAGGGAAGAAGAGCAAACCAAAAGCGAAGAAACAGCCGGCAAGTCCAAGCCCGTTTGGCTCTAACGAGTGGAACCTGTGAACGACAATCACCAGGATCTTGTTGACTACATCAGCGACAGACTGACTGATATTTGCGAAAGCGTTGGAATAGAGGAAACGGCCTCGGTCCTGATCATTCGAGCAATTCAGAAAGATGTCCGGGAAAACTATGGCGGCGAGCGTCACTACGTTCCAGTTCCTGACAAGCGGCTCCGGAACATTCGACTGATAAAACAATGGAAGGACGGGACGAAGAAACAGGATCTCTGCAGGATCTTCGACCTTGAAATATCGACGGTCAATAGGATCATTTCAATCTATCTTCAAGGCATGAAACCGCATAACCAGGGGTTCGGTTCTGACGACTGGAATCTCTGATAGCTACAATTTTGCCTTAAAACGCTTTTCCCCCTATCCCATGCTTCCCGCATGGCATACACACAAGCCGATCTTGACAAGATCAAAGCCGCGATTGCAAGAGGGACACTCTCCTGGTCACGCAATGGGAGATCTGAAACCTATCGATCGATGGATGAAATGATCCAGGCAAAGAATTTAATCGAAGCCGAGATCAACGCTTCAGAGACAACTCCGCGCCAGTATCCACGACACCAACTCGCGAGCTTCGCCGATGATTAACCGACGCATGATCGTTCGGTGGCGCGGCGGGGTTCCAGTCAAGGCCTACTACGAAGCCGGAAGACAAAGCACTTTACACAAGCAGCGTCGTGAGAAGGGAACGGCTGACAGCGCGATCATCAAAGCCGGATTGAGTCTTCGAGAGCAAGCACGTCATCTTGATCAGAATCACGATCTTTCCAGGGGAGCATTGAATACTCTGGTTCAAGGCTTCATAGGTCAGAACGGCATCCAGATCGAGCCATGTCCAAGAACGACTACTGGCGAGATACATGACGAATTTGCCTACCAGATGCAGCAGGCTTTGAACGACTGGGCTCTTCACCCGGAAGTGACCGGTCAACATGACTGGCCATCGTCTCAGAGAATTGCCGGCCGAACATGGTTGCGGGATGGGGAGATGTTGTCTCAAGGCATCAGCGGATTGATGCCTTCTCTTGATCACGGGACCAGGGTTCCTTATTCGATCGAACTCATCGAGCCTGATCTGCTTCCGATCGGCTATAACAAGGACGGCAAACCGAGAATCATTTCCGGCATCGAAGTGAATGCCTGGAAGCGCCCGGTCGCCTATCACCTCTACAAGGATCACCCAGGCGACGCCCGTCTTTTCTATTCAGGATCGAAAACGAAGCGAGTCTCGGCCGATAAGATCATGCACGTCAAGATGGTCGATCGAATAGGCCAGATGCGCGGTGTTTCTATCTTCGCATCCGTCCTGCTCCGATTCGATGACATAAAGGACTACGAAGAGAGCGAGCGGATCGCGGCCAAGGTGGCGGCCTCGATGGCGGCATACATCAAGAAAGGCTCTCCCGATGCTTACACTCAACTGGTGGACGATGAAACGGGAGATCCAGTCTCAAGGGATCTCCGCTTCCGCCCGGGCATGGTTTTTGATGACCTGACCATCGGCGAAGAAATTGGAACCATCGATACCAAGCGGCCGAGCAATCAACTGGAGCCACACAGGAACGGTCAGCTTCGTGCTGCAGGCCGCGGTATCGGTCTCACTTACTCGGCGATCTCTGGAGACTACAACGGGACGTATTCGGCTCAGCGCCAGGAACTGGTGGAAGGGTATGGGGCTTACGGTGTCTTGGCATCGGAATTCACCAGCCAGTTCGTTCGGCCGAATTACCACCGGATGCTGGAGATGGCGTTTCTATCTGGCGAGCTCGTGATTCCATCAAACGTGGATCCACTAACCATTGGTGACGCGCTGTTCATACCGCCCCAGATGCCATGGATCGACCCACTCAAAGAAGCTGTCGCGAACGGAACCCTGGAAGAAAACCTGCACTCGAGCGGCCCGGAGATCATTCGCAAGAGCGGACGCAATCCGCGCGATGTCCTGGACAATCAAAAACGCTGGCTGGAGAAGAAAAAAGATCTCGCCTCTCCAGCGGAAGAAGACAAAGGCGGCTCTCAGGATGATGACGACAAGAACCCAGGTCAGATGTCAGGCGGCCGGCGACAAACAATGCTCGCTCTCGAGCTGATCAAAAGTGAATCCGACAAAGGAAACTGAGTTATGCCAAAGAAACACAAGCAGTCATTGAACGCGCCGGTCAAGTGGTATGAGATCAACGCAAAGGGCAAAGACGAAGCCGAAGTCCTGATCTATGGAAACATCGGGCCTTCATTCTGGGATGACGAGTCTGTCACAGCAAAAGGACTCATTGAAGAGCTGAAGGATGTCGAAGGGAAGGATCTCACTGTCAGAATCAACAGCGTCGGCGGATCGGTTGCCGATGGTATCGCCATCTTCAATGCACTTCGTCGACATGACGGGTCGGTGACCGTTGAGGTCGATGCCGTAGCCTACTCGGCCGCGTCATTGATCGCTATGGCCGGCGACACCGTGATCATGGCGGATAACGGAATGCTGATGGTTCATGCGCCGATGACCTTCGCTTCCGGGAACTCGAAGGCACTGCGGCGTCAAGCCGATGTACTTGATAAGTACGCCGACGCAATGAACTCGGCCTATGTCCGTTCTGGCGGCCCAAGCAAAGACGTTATCGATGGCTGGCTAAAGGATGGCGAAGATCACTACTTCACGGCTCAAGAGGCCCTGGATCTAGGCATGATCGACGACACCACTGAGTCGGTCGATATTGCCGCATGCGCCGATGGTATCGACTTCGGCAAATTCAAATCACTTGAGTCAATCGCTTCACCTCCAACGGCGGCGCTGCCCGCCGCCAATCTATCAACAGGAAAACAGGAGGGCATCATGCCCAAGAAAACTGAAACGACCCCGGCGGGCAACGAACCGACCGGCATCAACATCACCGAGATCGAGGCCGCCGCTATCAAGAAGCGTGACGCTGAAATCACCGCTCGCAATAATGAAGTGATCGCCGTTCTGTCTCCTCACATGCACGTCAAGGGCATGACTGAGCTGAAGGACAAGGTTATGGCCGATCCTTCGATTACCGTCGACATGGTGCGCCAGCAGGCCTTGGAGATGGTTGGCCAGGGTTATGAATCCATCAATCAACCCGGGGCAATCTGCATCGAAGACGAGCAGGACAAACGCATCGAGGGGGTAACGAACATCATCCTCGCCCGCTCTCATATCAAAAAGGAAGACGGCAAGAGTGTGCAAACGCAGGGTAACCCATGGCGCGGTATGACGCTGTTGGATATGTGCCGCGACAGTCTGGCCCGGGCGGGAATCGATGCCCGAGGCATGAGCAAGATGGAAGTGGTTGCTGCAGGCTTCACTCAGTCGACCAGTGACTTTTCAGTCTTGCTGGAAAATGCCATGCACAAGGCTCTCCTGTCTGGCTATGCCCTGACGATTGATACTTGGTCCCGCTTCTGTGCGACTGGCAGCGTTTCTGATTTTCGCGCTCACAACCGCTACATGGTGGGTAGTCTGGGGAACTTGGAGGATCTGACCGAGCTGGGTGAGTTCGAGAACAAGCAGATTCCGGATGGTCGCAAGCAATCGGTTAGCATCGACACCAAGGGCAACCTGATTAATATCAGCCGGCAGGCCATCATCAACGATGATCTCGGCGCTTTCGTTGGTCTAGCAAACGCCCTTGGCCGATCCGCTCGCCGAACAATCGAGGCCAAAGTCTACGAGACGCTGGCATTGAACAGCGGAATGGGACCGACCCTTAGTGATTCTGTAACACTGTTTCACGCCGATCACTCCAATGTCGGTACTGGTGCTGCTATCTCCGTTGCATCCATCGACGCTGATCGCGTATTGATGGCGAGTCAGACCGATGTTTCAGGTAATGATTACCTGGATCTGCGTCCAAGCATTCTCCTGTTGCCGATCGGTCTTGGGGGTGCGGCGCGTGAGTTGAACGCGCAAGAGTACAACGACGAAGCCACCAAGCAGCAGAAACGACCGAACAGCGTTCGTGGACTCTACAATGATATCGTTGATACGCCTCGGATATCCGGCACTATTCGTTACTCATTTGCTGATCCGAACGAAGCACCGGTCCTGGAGGTGTCATTCCTCGATGGCGAGCAAGCTCCTTTCCTCGACA